CCCACCATTTGCCACAAGAGTCTACAGGCACAAGTCACGCAGTCGATTTAGTCGCTTATATTTCGGGACGTGTGTCGTGGGAGTTGAATCTTTATGATGATATTGCTGACGCTATGAAAGATGCAGCAATTAAAGAGGGTAAACCTATTCGATGGGGAGCAGCATGGCATAAACCTCTAAATGAATGGGATGGTAGTGCTGAAGATTTGATGAATCAGTATATTGATTTACGCCGGTCAGAGGGCAGACGGCCGTTCATAGATGCCCCACATTTTGAGTTAATCTGATGTGGATGTCTATAATGATACTGTGTGCTAGTATGAATGCACAGTCTTGTATGGTAATAACAGGTAATGAGTTGCATACAAGTAAAGAGAAGTGTTTTAAAAGTGCTATTGAAAAAGCAAATAAGGCTGTTACATATCCACAGGTACATCAAGCAAAACCATTTTGTCAGGTAATACCGGGAACAGAACAGCCAGATAAGATGGAGATATAATGCCAAGAGAGTTGACACAAAAGCAAAGATTGTTCTTAGATGTTTTATTTGATAAAGCACAAGGCAGTATTGTTCAAGCTAAAAAATTAGCAGGCTATTCAGATGGTACATCATCGTCTGAAGTTGTTCGCAGTTTAAAAGATGAGATCAATGAAGCAACTAGAGAATACTTAGCTCGTGTTGCTCCTAAAGCTGCATTTTCAATGGCTAATGTCTTAGATGATCCTACAGAGTTAGGTATTAAAGAAAAGATGGTTGCAGCTAAAGATTTATTAGATAGAACAGGTCATGCTAAAACTGAAAAGATGGAAGTGACTTCATCTACAGGTTTGTTTATATTACCACCTAAAGATTCAGATGCAACGCAAACGTAACTATAAAAAAGAATATAAGCAATATCACGAGACACCTTTACAAAAAAAGAAAAGAGCATCTCGTAATAAAGCAAGAAGAGCTTTTGAAAAAGCAGGGCTAGTTACAAAAGGTGATAATAAACACGTAGATCATAAAGACATGAATCCATTAAATAATTCAAAGAAAAATTTGCGAGTTGTAGCTAAAAGAAGAAATGTTAGAATGCAACCAAAAACTAAAACTAAGAGAAGATGAAAACAGAAAGTATAGGTTATTGGGATTTACCACAGCCTGATATAAAAGGGTACACAAATCAATGGTTGCCTATTCCTAAAATGGCAAGAACAATACCATTTGGTTATGTAGAAGATCCTGAAGATCCTAATATTCTTAGACCTATTAAAAGTGAATTAGATGCATTAGAAAAAGCTAAAAAGTATCTAGGGCAGTATAGTTACAGAGAAATATCAAATTGGTTATCGAAACAAACAGGCAGATATATATCTCATGTAGGATTAAGAAAACGAGTACAAGATGAACGAAGACGTAAGAAAGCAGCTTCAATTAAACGTCAGTATGCCAAAAGGTACGAAGAAGTCATCAAGGCGGCAGAAAAAATCGAAACCGAAAGAGTCGGTGCAAGTAAAGCCACAGATTGAAGAAGTCGAAGTTCCTGAAATAAAGTCTGATCCATACGAGGGTAGACAGGTTATATTTCAACCTAATCCCGGTCCACAGACAGAGTTTCTAGCATCTAGTGAAAGAGAAGTTTTATATGGCGGTTCTGCAGGAGGTGGGAAGTCGTATGCAATGTTGGCTGATCCATTACGTTATATTATGCATCCTCAGTTTTCAGGATTGTTAGTTAGACATACAACTGAAGAATTAAGAGAACTAGTTTGGAAATCACAAGAACTGTATCCGAAAGTTATACCTAATATAAAATGGTCAGAACGAAAGATGCAATGGGTAGCTCCATCAGGGGGCAGATTATGGTTTTCATATTTAGACAGAGAAGAAGATGTACTAAGATATCAAGGTTTAGCATTTAGTTGGATTGGATTTGATGAGCTTACACAATGGTCTACACCTTTCGCATGGAATTATTTACGTTCACGTTTACGTACTGCTAGTCCTGACTTGCCTATCTTTATGAGAGCCACTACAAATCCAGGTGGTATAGGACATCAATGGGTCAAGAAAATGTTTATTGATCCATCTCCATATAATAAGTCGTTTTGGGCAACAGATATAGAAACAGGTGATAGACTTTCGTATCCTAAAGGACACAGTAAAGAGGGTCAACCATTATTTAAACGTAGGTTTATACCAGCTAGATTATTTGATAATCCCTACTTAGCTGAATCAGGTGAATACGAAACAATGCTATTGTCTTTACCTGAACATCAGAGAAAACAACTACTAGAGGGAGATTGGGATGTTAGTGAGGGTTCAGCCTTTTCAGAATTTAATAGAGATATTCATGTCGTTGATCCATTCTCTATACCGAAAACTTGGAAAAGATTTAGGGCATGTGACTATGGGTATGGAAGCTACAGTGGCATATTGTGGTTTGCTATAAGTCCTAGTGATCAGTTAGTAGTATATAGAGAATTATATGTAAAGAAAGTATTAGCTACCGATTTGGCTGATATGATTTTAGATTTAGAACAAGAAGATGGTACTATTCTTTATGGAGTATTAGACTCTAGTTTGTGGCATAAACGTGGAGATCCTGGCCCATCGTTAGCAGAACAAATGATTATGCGTGGATGTAGATGGCGACCATCAGATAGAAGTAAAGGAAGTCGAGTATCAGGTAAGAATGAAATACATAGACGTTTACAAGTAGATGAATTTACAGAAGAACCAAGATTAGTATTTTTTAACACTTGCACTAATATTATTTCACAATTACCAGCGTTACCACTTGATAAGAAGAACCCTGAAGATGTAGACACAAATGCAGAAGATCACTTATATGATGCATTGCGTTATGGTGTTATGACTAGACCTCGAAGTAACTTATTTGATTTTGATCCGTTAACACAGAATCAAGGATTTCAAGTTGCAGACCCTAATTTTGGATATTAAATATGGCAGATAAAGATAATGAAATGATGTTTGAAACTGATGATGTAGCTGTAATAGACACTACAGGCGATCAGGGTATTGAAGCTAATGATGTAAATCAAGTTATTGCATTTATAGAATCAAGATTTAAAAGAGCAGAAGATGCTAGATTAAATGATGAACAGAGATTCTTAAAAGCCTATAAAAACTATAGAGGTATATATGGCAATGATGTTCAGTTTACAGAAACAGAAAAATCTCGTGTATTTGTAAAAGTAACTAAAACTAAAACATTAGCAGCATATGGACAAATCATAGAAGTATTATTTGGAAGTTCTAAATTTCCTTTGAGCATCAATCCTACTATATTACCAGATGGTGTAGCTGAATCTGTTCATTTAAATACAGATCCAAATGTTACATCTAGTATGGATGAAATAAAAGATACTTTTGAAGAGCAAACTAACATACCATACTTATTTGATTCAGAAGAGAATAAACTACAACCAGGTGAAACTTTAGAAGACTTACAGAATAGATTAGGCCCGCTAGAAAAAAAATTAGGATCAGTTTCAGAAAAAGTAATTGAGGGTGCAGGTAAAACACAGACAAGTGTTACATTCCATCCGGCGATGGTAGCTGCTAAAAAAATGGAAAAGAAGATATTTGATCAACTTGAAGAGTCAGGTGCTAATAAACAACTAAGGTCATTAGCATTTGAGATGGCTTTATTTGGTACAGGCATTATGAAAGGCCCGCTCGCTAAAGATAAAGAATATCCAAATTGGTCAGAAGATGGAGAATATGATCCGTTAATTAAAACAGTACCTACTACTGAACATGTGTCCATCTGGAACTTTTATCCTGATCCAGATGCTAACAGTATGGACGATGCTGAATACATAGTTGAACGACATAAGCTTTCAAAAACACAACTAAGGTCATTGAAGTCTCGTCCATACTTTGACAATGATGCTATTGAAATGGCAATTGAAATGGGAGATACTTATACACGTAAGTATTGGGAAGAAAGCATGGAGGATAATAGTGCAAACTATAGTCCTGACAGATTAGAAGTACTAGAGTTTTGGGGATACGTAGATACAAGTATATTAGAAGAAAACGGAGTTACGATCCCTAAACAATTAAAAGAGTTAGATCAAGTAAGTGTTAATGCATGGGTATGTAATAATCAGATATTAAGACTTGTGCTTAATCCATTTAAGCCTGTGCGTATACCATACTATGCTGTGCCATATGAACATAATCCATATTCATTTTTTGGTATAGGTATTGCTGAAAATATGGACGATACACAGACGCTAATGAATGGTTTCATGAGAATGGCAATTGATAATGCAGCATTGTCAGGTAATCTTATCATAGAAGTAGATGAAACTAATTTAACACCAGGTCAAGATTTATCTGTATATCCGGGTAAAGTATTTAGAAGACAAGGCGGGGCACCTGGTCAGGCAATATTTGGAACTAAATTTCCTAATGTAGCACAAGAGAATATGCAGTTGTTTGATAAAGCTAGAGTGTTAGCAGATGAAAGTTCAGGCTTTCCATCATTTGCTCATGGGCAGACAGGTATACAAGGTGTAGGTAGAACTGCTTCAGGTATAAGTATGTTAATGTCAGCAGCTAATGGATCAATTAGAAGTGTCGTAAAGAACATAGATGATTATCTTATTGCACCATTAGGTAAAGCCTTTTTTAGTTTTAATATGCAGTTTGACTTTGATGAATCAATTAGAGGTGATCTTGAAGTCAAAGCACAAGGCACAGAAAGTTTAATGGCTAATGAAGTACGTAGTCAAAGATTGATGCAATTCTTACAAGTAGCAAGTAATCCTGTATTAGCTCCATTTGCTAAGATGGATTATATTATACGTGAAATTGCAAAAGCAATGGATTTAGATCCAGACAAGATCACAAACAGTTTACAAGATGCTGCAATTCAAGCAGATATTTTAAAGAAATTTCAACAGGAGAATATGCCACCATTACCTGAAGAGCAAGGTGTGGCAGGTGCTAGCCCTAATGATCCAACAGGAGCAGGTGGGGGTACAATAGGCACAGGACAAGCACCAACTCCGGGAGAACAAGGATTTACAGGAAATGCACAACAACAACAAGGAACTGCACCTACAGAACCTCAAGGGCTTGGTCAACAACCGGGAGCAATGGGAACAGTTCAGTAATTATCTAGATTATTTAATTAGTAATCAACATAGAAATCTAGAGCAAGCTGACACTGATATTATTGTATATAGAACGCAAGGTGCAATTTCTGCATTAAAGCGTTTAAGAGCATTAAGAGATGAGATTTATGGCAACATTAGATAATCAAATGTTAACAGCTTTTGAAAAAGAAGATAGTGTTTCTGATTTACAGAGAGAGGCTATAGGCTCTTTTAATTACAATAAAAATAAGTATGTTAATCAAATTGCTAATCAAGTTATTAATTTAGGATTTGACAGAGATTATGCTTTCAACATTGCTGATAGAGCCAAAAAAGACTCCTTTTGGAGAGATTTAATTGCTAAAGAAGATGATAATATTAATTTAATAGAGGGCAATTTTGATGCTCTTGCAACATCTAATTATAATCCAGGTGATACTACAATTCCCTTTGAAGAAGATGCACAAAAGATTGCATTTGAATCTGTAATTAAAGATCAAGGTGATGAAGCATTTTTAAATCAAGAAAATCAAATAGCTCAAAGATGGGCAGAATATAGTAAAACATTATATAATGCTAGTGTTAAAAATAAAAGAATTAAAGGTGATCCTTTTGATCCAAAAACTTTTGAGGGTGATCCTTTTGATACAAGTGCTATTGATCCTAAAACAGATAGAGAATTTGCACAATGGGGCATCAATCACATAGGACAGTTAAATTACAATTTAGCTGAATTAGGAATGGCAGCAGGAGATGTGGCAATTGATGATCCTGATGTAGCTTTTTCACTTTATAGTATGTTGGACATATATGATAAGCTACCTAATTTTACTAAAAAAGGTTGGGGCAGATTTGCAAAAGGTGTCGCTACTGATCCTTTTACTTATATGGGGTTAGGTGCTTTGTATCAAACAGCAAAAGGTTTATTTGGTAAAAAGCTAACAACTGAAGCAGTAAAGCAAAGTCTTTTAGGTAATATTAAAAAAAGATTTCCTATGTATGCAGTGGGTTCAGCAGAGGGTGCTGCTTATATGGGGTTAGATGAATTTCATAGACAGACAATAGGAATCAAAGCAGAAGAATTAAGTCAGAGAGATATTACTAATCAATTACTGTCATTAGGAGTTGGTGGAGTATTTGGTTTTGGAGGAACAGCAGTAGGTGATTTAGCCATAACAGGTGTTAAAACAGGCATCGATAAATTTAAAAATATTCCTAAGATAGATCCTTTTCCCACATTTGAAATACCAAAAATTGAATTGGCTGAAAATACGTTAGGTTCTACTTTTGGTAATTTAACTTTAAAATTTAAAAGTAAAGATGGAACAAAAGTAATAGAGCCTACAGATATTCAAGATCCTGTTATGAAGTTGTATTCTCCATCTTTATTAGGGATTATGAATGCTGTTAATAATCCTAATATATCGATTCCTAAAAAACAATTAGAAAATCCAAATTTTCATAGTGGGCAGTATATTCTAAAAGAAGCAGATAAGTTTGGATTAAAGAAAGAAGAATTGGAGTATATGGGATTAACAGGGTATTTGGAAAGTGATAAAGCTAAAAGAATTACACTTGAAGAATTACAAGAACTGATTAAAGATAAACCTTTTCCTGTTTTTCAGAAGTCGTTAGTATCTCCTGATAAAATAAAAGACTATTTACCACAAGGTTCACAAACTGAAATTGAAAAGAATTTTGTATTTGAACCATTTCAACAATTTACAAATAATGAAATTAATTTAAATTCATATAATGCGTTTAAAAGTGATACTAAACAGGTACAGGTAGATAAAGGTAATTTTCATTTTGAGCATAAGGATCAACTTCCAAAAGTTTTTAAACCTGACAATTTAGAGAATATGAATATGAATCCTGAAATACATATGCCTGACTTTGAAGATTTTAAATTATATTTGGAAGACATATTTATACCTTTAAGAAGAGAGGGAATGTATCAAAGTCTTGATAGTGATTATAGTAGAGGAATGCTTCCTGACACTTTGAGTGATATGAAACTAACAAGTCCATCACGAAAAGATTTTGTTTATTTTATGCATCCTGAAGTTAAAGAGAGATATCTTGGTTTTAAAATAGATAATAGTAATATAAATAAATATTCTAAATCTTTAAATGATAGAGGCATTAATTTTGATGCACAATTAACTCCTTACGCTGTTCATACTGCTAAGTTTTTTAATATCTCAGATCCTATAAAGATGAAAAGAAGAAGAGGATCTCCATTTGCTCCTATTGAAATTAAACGTCCAAAAGTATTAAATACATATGGTGGTATAGAGGATGGTCTTTATCCTAGTAAAAATGAATTAGATGTGCTAACTCCTAATGGTAAGGATGCCATGTCAAAATTTACAAAAATGTCTTTAATAGATAATTTTACAAATAGATTTTTAGAGAACATCAGGAAAGATACAAAAACACCAACTAAAACAATATATCAAAGAACTTGGAAAGAATTGTGGAATGATTATGGTGATGTAGTTATTAGACCATCTAAAATTAACAGAACAGCAAAACAGGGAGGTATTAAAGTACCAGAAGAGGTTATTTTATTTAGCAGTTTTCCAGCATTTAAAAGAGCTTTTAAAAGTATTTTAGATAACTATAATACCTTACTATATTCAGCAGGTTTACAAAAACAAATACCACAAGCTGTTGATCCTGATATTAGTGGTGTAACTTTTTACAGTTATGGTGGAAAGAAAATACCTGCTGGAAGATTGGCTTTTAATCCAGATTCAAAAGAAATAATTAACTCAAAAAAAGACATAGTTAAAGAATTTGCTTCTACTAATAAATTAGGCAGAAAGAAAGCTTATTCATTACAAGAACTTTCTCAAGCTACGAATGACCCTACTTACATACAATTTAGAGATCAAAGATTAAGAGATTTTCAAGAAAAAATAAGACAAGCAAAGCTTGATGATCTTGGTGGATATATGCCTACTAAAGATAACATGACAGAGATTAATTTAAATGATTTTTTAGTTACAGGTATGCATTGGCTTATGTTAGAAAATCCAAATTTCTATTATAATAACATTAATGCTACTATGAATCCTGTATCTAATACACCTTTTACGAGTCCTAAAAACTTTGCATCTAATACAGAGCTAGAAATGCGTACGTATACAGGGCATTCAGATAGACTATCAAAAGATTGGTTGTCTCGTCCTGAAAATAGTATTTTGACTGCAACTAAAAGCACAGATCAAATAGCTTTTGAAAATCAATTTCAAAATTTAACAGCAAATATTAGAAGAAGATTACAGGCTATATCTGATAAAGCAAGTAATCATGGTTTAGATTTAAAAATACATGGAAATAGTTCATATATGAGTATAGTGGATATGGATGAACTCATTAAAATATATAATAAAAGAAATTTTATAGATACTAAGGGTGTGTCGGTATCTAGTAGTAATACGCTTAGAAACAGACAAATTATAGAAGCTATGGAAAGAGATAATTTTTTAGATAGGGGAATATCTAGTAGTTCTGCAAGGAGTAATATTAGAAATAATACGAGAGAAATGACTATTGGACATAAGCTTATAGATATTGCTAAAGACTATCAAGCACGAAGTGGGTATTCTGATCAATTTGATGACAAGTTGATTCCAAAAGAAATTGGTAAAGCAAAGTATATACAGAGCTACATATCTTCTTGGCGAACATTAGACTCTGACAATCCTAGAGAAATAGTATTGGGTACTTATACAGATTACACACAACCAAAAGAAATAGCTAGAAAAGCAAAAGGACAACAAAGTTATGGTTCTACATTAAAGTCTAGAGGGGCAGCATCTATGTATACAGATGCAAGTGCAGAACTCATAGAAAAAACATTAAAGGATTATGAGACAGAAACAACGACACTAGAAACAAAAAAAAGAAAATTAGCTGTTTCACCTGACATAGTAGAAGATCCTCTAAATCCTAATAGGCTTACACCTAATGATGCAAATTTACTAAAAAGATTAGATAAAGAAATAGACATTAGAAAAAGAGTCTATGATAAAATTGCTTCAGCACAACGTATGGCATCTCCAGCTTTTGCTAGAACTCCGTCAGGAATTTATAGAGATTTATATCCAGGTTCACATTTTGGAGGAACTCTTCCAAAAGATGTAACTGAAATTACTCATGCATTAATAATTGATTCTAAATATAGGGGAAGAGATGCTATTGTAATTGGAGAAATGCAAAGTGACCCTCAACAGTTTCTAAGGCAAAGGGGCATACAGGTAGGTACTCCTAAAAAATTAAAAGAATTGTTTAAAAAAGCTAGAGAAGAAGAAGAAGTATTGTATGGTGTTGAGCTTGATAAATTAGCACCAGATTCACTAAAAACTACTGAAATTAGAAACATGTTACAAAAATCCCCATTTGGACAGAGAGGAATGGGATATGGAGGATCTACTTTTGGAACAATTGCTCCTAATATTCCTTTTGTTGGATCTCCTGGAGATAGCAGTAAACCACATAAGTTGATGTTTAAAAGATTATTTACAATGGCAGTTGATGAAAATAAAGATTATGTTGTGCTTACTGCTCCTGAATATGTATATGAAAGATGGAAAAGAGGATCAGGGGTAGGTATGCTACAGGCATATAAAGATTTACAAACTACATTTTTAAATACTGCAAAAGAGTTAGATCCAGATGCTACACTTGAGGGAATACATGTAAAGACACCTAATTCTTCTAAAGATCAATCTAGAATGTTAGAAATAGATAACCCATCTGGAAGATTAACTGAATCTACATTTGAACAATCATACAATGAGAGAGATTTTAGAGTTAGAATGAAATTGCCTAATATAAAATTAAAAGCTTTGTATGAAATTTATGATTTATTACTAAAGGAAAAGAGAGAAAAAGGTTTAAATCTATTTGATCATTCGTCCACCATAAAAGGTTTTCAGGACATGATTTTTCCTGAAATGGTAAAATTTATGGATAAAAATGCTAGTGCTTTAACTAATGTTTTTGCACAAAGATCTTTCGTTCCTCAAGGAAAATTGGCTACTTTACCTATGCCAGGTGGTTATGGAAAAGGTTTTGTTATAGATCCTAATATTTTAGAAACTCCAATTTCAACAAAGCGAGTTGAACAAGAAGCTAGAGATGATGGTGCTTTAATGCTTGATACAGGCAGTATAGGGGATCAGATAACTGAACAATATCAAAAGTTAAAAGAATGGTCACAAATATTTGATAAGCCAGCAAGTGAGGCTGAAAGAAGAAATAGAACAAGTTTTGACTTAGATAATCCTTTTAGAGAAAAAATTAACAAGATTTTAAATAAAACAGATAATAATATAATTAAATTAGAAAAAACATTAGGTGTATATACAGGCGATTCATCTGATGTAAAATCTATTATAAACAAAGAACCTATGCATGTCGCAATTAAAATTACACCAAAAATGAAAAAGTCAATAGAAAATGGGCAATCCCTATATTCAATTCCCGGTTTATCAATCGGAGTAGGGGGAGCAGGTTTAGTTGGGTCTATAGCACAAGAACAAGGAACAGAAAATGGCAACACAAGATGAACAAATGAATATGCTAATGCAACAAGGGGGAATGCAAGATGATGGCATGACTCGTGATCCTGTAAGTGGTAATGAAGTACCTCCCGGATCATTAGCTAAAGAAGTTCGTGATGATATACCTGCTCAATTGAGTGAGGGTGAGTATGTGATACCAGCAGATGCTGTACAATTTCATGGATTAAAGTTTTATGAAACAACAGTACAAGAAGCTAAGATGGGATTAGCAGATATGAATGCTAGAGGTAGGATAGGTGGAGAGCCTGTACCACAAGAACAAACACCTCAAGCTTTGCCATTTGACATATCTGAATTACAAACTAAAGAATCTGCACCTCAACAGCCTATGCCTATGATGAACAGAGGTGGTGTTATATATGCTAATGAGGGAGTTTTTACAGGTGTATCAGGGCAGACTACTAAACCAAAATTAGACTTTTCAAATACAGATGCTTATTTTAGTAATCCTAGTAGGGGCAGCACTAATCAAGCTTCACTTGCTCGTTTTATAGCACCAGGCTGTAAACAGAAAGAAGTGCTAGTATCAGGTAATCGTGTTCCAATTACAGCAGGTTCTACAGAAGTAGATGGTGTTAACTATGTAGACATAACGAGTGATGCAGGTTTGAATATCGTAAAAGGATGTAGTGAGATATCGTTGAATCCTAGTGAAGAAAAACTTGTTATAGATCGTATCGGACAAGCTGAATATGATAAGTATAAGGGTGGAGAAACTAGACCTACTGAAACAGAAACTAAAGTAGAGGGTGAGCCTGAACCACAACCAGATGATGATGATGGAAGAAGAGAGCCACAAGAAGATGATTTTATCAAAGGTTGGAACATGGACAAGATGACTGACTATTTTGGTGATATGACTAAATTTTATGATGGCACAGAGGATACATTAATAGGTGGCATACTAAAAGGTATAACTAAACCTATTGTTAAACTTAATCATAAGCATATTGTAGGTAGAGCTATGACACTTTTAGAGGGTCGTAAAGATCCTAAGACAGGAGAAGATCTTTCAAAAGCTCAGATAGATATACTAACAGGTATACTGAAGATGAATCCTGGTGGAATGATTCAGGGTGCATTCAATATAGGTGGTAGAACTATTGCGTGGAATCCTGAAACAGGTACGTATGAGTCAGATACTTTTGATCCTACATTAATAGGTGGTGAAAGTGTAATTAATCCAGATCTAGATCCAAAACCCAAACCCAAAATAAAACCACCAGGACAATTTATAAAATCAGGAACAGATGATCCCGGTAGTGCTAATTATGGTTTTGATCCAACAGGAACAGGAACAGGTAGTCCCGGTATTACAGAATCAAAAACAGCAACAGGTGGAACTAAATATACATTTACTGACGATAGTGAAGATGCTGATGATGATGATGTATTTGCAGCAATTGATGATCAGTTCAATGAAATGAAAAGGCAAAATGATAATGAGGACAGAAGACAAGCTAGACAACAAGAAAAAGCTACTTCAGCTTTTAATGTAGCAAAAAGTGATACAGGTGTAAAAGCTGCAAAAGACTTAGCAAAAGAAAATATAAAGTCTGCAAAAAAGTCTGGAGTGTCTAGTCAAGATGCAAAAGATGAAGATGTTTATTTTGTAGGAAACAAGGGTGGACTTGCAAAGAAAAGAAAAAGAACCACAAAGAAGAAGTAACCAATATAGCTACTCTAATATATAGACCCTATAGGAGGAAATAATGCCAGAATTAGCAGAAGTAGAAAAACCAAAAACCGCAGGATATGTAAATCCTAGACCAAAAAATAAAAATAAGGAAAGGATAGAACAAGCTGAAAAAGAATTGGAACAACTGTCTTCTCAAGCACAAGGAGATGGGGTTTCAGAAACAACTGAAAAGGTCACGAGTTCAGAAGTTCCTGAAACTGACAGCAAAGATGAGAGCCTTAGTAAGGAAGAACAGACATTTAAAAAGCGATATGGAGATCTACGAAGACATTTAGCTGATAAAGAGAAGAATCTTTCTGAAGAGATTGATAAACTAAAAAAGCAATTAGATTTAGCAACTAAGAATGAATTAGTCTTACCTAAATCAGAAGATGAAATTGATGCATGGGCAAAGAAATATCCTGATGTTGCAGGCATAGTTGAAACTATTGCAAGCAAGAAAGCAAGAGAAGCATCACAAGATTTAGATAAAAGAGTCAAAGAAATAGAGGGAATGAGAGAATCAGCTAAAGTAGAAAAAGCAGAAGCTGAACTACTAGCACTTCATCCTGACTTTGCAGAGATTAGAGAAAAAGATGAGTTCCATGATTGGGCAGAAAGTCAGCCTAAATGGATTCAGGATGCTCTATACGAAAATGCAACAGATGCTAAAGCAGCATCTAGAGTAATTGATTTGTATAAAGCAGATAAAGGAATATCAACAAAATCAAATGTTGATTTGTCAGCCGCTAAGGCTGTCTCACCAAAAAGAGGAAGATCGACACCTCAAGCCGATGCAACTGCATCCTACCTTAAAGAGTCGGTAGTAAATAAAATGTCTACACGAGAGTATGAAAAGAACCAAGATAAAATCATGGAAGCGATTCGTACAGGACAATTTGTGTATGACATATCAGGTGGTGCAAGATAACCACTATTTAATAGTAATACAAAAGAAGAACCACTCATACGATTAAGCCAATATACGTATTCACCTTAAAAGTATGACCTCTCTCTAAGTGTTAGCTATTCTTGAGCCAAATATTAAGGAGATGTGATATGGCTTTTCCAAAAGAAGCTGGTCATGGTAATTTACCTAATGGTAATTTTTCTGCGATCATTTACTCCAAACAAGTACAGCTTGCCTTTCGTAAGTCTACTGTAGTTGGAGACATCACTAATTCTGATTATTTCGGGGAAATTGCTAATCAAGGGGATACAGTAAAGATTATCAAGGAACCGGAAATTTCGGTTAGTGAATATAAGCGTGGTACGCAAGTATCCGCACAAGACCTAGACGATGAGGACTTCAGTCTCGTTATCGACAAAGCAAACTACTATGCTTTCAAGATGGATGACATTGAAGAAGCTCATAGTCACGTAAACTTTATGCAACTCGCAACTGACAGAGCTGCATATAGACTATCTGATAACTATGACCAAGAAGTATTGGCATATATGTCAGGCTACTCACAGCCATCCAAACATGCTGTTGGTAATGCTGTGAACTCAGTCGTTAATGGAACAAAGGCTGTTGCAACCGCTGGTAATGATGAATTGTTAAGCTCTATGAAACTTAAAAAAGGTGATTTTAGTGCAATCAATTCAGGTAATGGTGGAGACAATTCTATTCCATTAGCAAATGTCTTGCCAGGTCAAGCAAGTGCAGTAACTACAACTGTTACACCTATGCAAGTCATTAACAGAATGTCAAGACTATTGAATCAACAGCAAGTTGATACTCAAGGTCGTTGGCTAGTCGTTGATCCAATTTTTATGGAGCTACTACAGGATGAAAATTCAAAGCTAATTAATGCTGATTATTCTGAAGCAGGTCTTAAAAATGGACTTACTATAAACAATCTTGGCGGATTTAGAGTACATGTTTCTAGCAACTTACCATCATTAGGTACAGGTGCAGGTACTTCAGGTACAGGAGCTAATAATACAAATTTCGGTGTGATTGTTGCAGGACATGATTCTGCTGTTGCTACTGCTGAACAAATCAGCAAGACAGAAACTTATCGTGATCCTGACTCATTTGCAGACATTGTAAGAGGTATGCACCTCTATGGTCGTAAAATACTACGTCCTGAAGCAATTGTTACTGCTAAATATAACGTAGCGTAAGGGAGGAACTGAATATGGCTTTAGGTGATAATACACTTCAATCTGCTAGAGGTTCGGATTCCAATCCTGGTAGAAAACCTTACATGGTTCAAACTGTGCTAAATCTTGCTACAGCCTTATCTGATAAAGGGGGTGCATTAGCAGCAGCTGATGTTATTCCTGTTATCGCTGTGCCAAAAGGTACAATGGTAATTAATGCAGGTATAGAGGTTGATACAGCTAGTGACGGATCTACATTTACTGTAGATTTAGGCATGGTAGATCCTGACGTATTTGTAGATGGCTTTGATGGTACATCTGCAGCAGGTGTTGTTGCTCAAAATCCTGCGGCATTTCAGCCTGTAATGGCTGTTGCTAACGACAACATTGACTTAACTATTGCAACACTTTCAGGTGGTGCAGTAACTACAGGCAAGTTTCGTATTTGGGCATGGATGATGGACTGTACTGATTCAGGCTCATCAAAAGCAGCTGATGAAGTCTCTAGAGACTACTTAGCGTAGGCTACTTGAGAGGGGGCGAGGAAACTTGCCCTCTTTCTCTATATAATTAATGGGAGAAAAAAATGGGAACAATTACGACAGCTTTATGTAACACGTTTAAGCAAGAATTGTTAAATGGTACGCATAATTTTGGATCACATACTTTCAAGTTAGCATTGATTAAAGAAAGTCCAACCGATAACTATGGTGCAGCAACTACAAGTTACGACAATGGTTCTAATTCTTTGACAGGTGGTAACAATGATGAACATGCTAATGGTAATGGATATACCACAGGTGGTGTGACACTAGCCGGTACTGCTGTAAGTTTATCAGGTACAACAGCCTTTGTTGATTTTAATGATCCACAATTTACAAGTGCTACATTAGATGCAGATGGTTGTATCATCTACAACGACACAGCAACAAATAATCCTGCTGTTTGTGTTATTAATTTTGGTTCAACACAATCTTCTGATAATGGTACATTTACAATTACAATGCCAACTGCTGACGCAAGTAATGCCATAATACGGGTAGCCTAATGGCTTTAGTTGTAAAAGATCGAATAAAAGAAACATCTAGTACTACCGGGACAGGAACACTAACTCTTAGTGGTGCTGTTGATGGATTTCGTACTTTTGCAGATATAGGCAATAGTAATACTACGTATTATTGTATTGAAGATGGCAGTAATTTTGAAATAGGTATTGGTACATATACTGCTAGTGGCACTACTCTATCTAGAGATACAGTATTACAAACTTCTGCAGGTAATACAAATAAGATAAGTTGTACAGGTAATCAAAAAGTATTTGTAACACAGCCTGCAGGAAGAGCCGTGTATGGAAATGCTGCTAGCAATATAGATTTAGATGGAAGATTTTTAACAACAAGTATTACTAATGGTGATGTTAATATTGCAGCTAATGGTACAGGAATTATTAAATTAGACAATGATGTATACATCAATGGTGATAGAATTACTTTTGAGGGAACATCAGAAAACTTTAATGAGACTATACTAGTTGTAACAAATCCAACTGCTAATGATAGGACAATAACATTTCCTGATGCAACAGGAACTGTGGCATTAACAAGTGATTTGTCTTCTTATGCTGCATTATCTGGTGCTACTTTTACAGGTGGTGTAACTGCAAATGCAGGAGTATCTATAGACAACATAACCATTGATGGCACAGAGATTGATTTATCTAGTGGCGATTTAACCATTGATGTTGCAGGAGATTTAACTCTTGATGTAGGTGGGGGTGATATTTTATTAAAAGATGATGGCTCACTTGTTGGAACAATTGGTGGATTTGCATCAAATAATGTAGTTATAAAAAATGAAGTATCTAATGGTGATATAATATTTGATGGTAACGGAGTTAGTGAGGCTCTTAAACTTGATATGTCTGCTTCAGGAGCAGCTACGTTTAATTCTTCAGTAACTGCAACAACAACAGTAAATGTAGGAACAGGTGGTGGATTTTACCTAAAACAAGATAGCAGTAAAAGTACAATAAGGTCGGAAGCTCAACCTATTGTAATGCAAACGTATGAATCTAGTGCTTGGCAAGATAGGGTTTCACTTGTTAATTCTGCGGCATTAAAAGTTAGTACTAGTACTGCAACAGGTGGAACTGATACTGCAAATGCTCTAGAGATTTATAAAAATGGTGAAACAACTGTAAGTCAAAATGTTCTTGTTTATAGTGATAGTAATGGTTACTCAAATGGGTGGGCAATTAATATGGATGAGAATACAGGGGGTGGAGTAGCTAGACAAAGTAACTCTTACAAATCTTTATTCTATTTCCAAGATATTAGAACTAATTCTTCACCAAATGAAAAACATAGTTTTGGTGAATGGGATGGCACACTTTTTAAACCAATCTGCTATATGTATACCTCTACAGATGGTTCAGATGATAATGCATCTAATCTTGAAGTAACAGCAGCTGAGGGTAGAAGTGTAAGTAATGCTAATGCTTGGGTTAATCTAAGATCAAAAGGAACTTACTATAGTGGTTTGAATTACTATTCAGGCTCAAATCATGTATTTTCTCAGTTAGCTTATAGAGATGGATCAGGTGTAAATAGAGTAAGATCTTTTGTAGGTGGTAGTGGAACATATCCTCAAGCTAATGGTACTTTAGCTACATCTATACATGGTACAAATGGAGATTTTGGGATAAGGTGTGATCCTGAAACCCTTGTAGGACTTGAAGTTAATGGTGGAAATAATATAAACTCATATACGGGAAATGTGTTTACAGGTAGATCAGATGGAGGAAATGGAAATAACAGAAGATTTAATTTAATAGCTCTAGCAGATGGTAATGGTACATATGGTGGAGGTATGAAAATACAAACGAGAAACAATTCAAATGTTTTTCAAGATGCATTATTTTTTGGTCAAGATAGAAGTGCATATTTTTATGGTGGTATTTATGCCTATTCAGCAGGTGCAGTAGGTTTAGAAGTTAAAGGAGATGGGTCAGGGTACACACAAGGTGCTATTGTTTTAAGAAGTCATCCCTCTAGTGGTTCACCTGAATACAGAGGACAAGGTGTATATCTGTTTAACGAGGGTGCTGATGAGAATTGGTATTCAGGTACTGTATACAATGAAACAACTCAACATAGATGGATGGTTTGTAATCAAGCAAATGCATCTATGAGTTATGATACTGCACAAGTTACTCATTGTAAGTTTTCTGTACATCAAGATGGTAAAATAGGTGTAAATAATTCAGATCCTTCTGATTCAATCCATGTCACCTCTGCTGATCCTATTCTTAGACTTGAAGCTAGTGGTAACAATAATAGAGGTATTCGTCTTTATGGGGGATCAACAGAAAAAGCTAATATCTTATGGAACGAGGGTAGTGCTAACTTTATGTTTAAAAACCTACGTGCAGATGCAAATCAGAACTATGCAAATTTAGGGTTTATGACAGGTGGTGGAACATATGCTACTCCAGCATTACGTTTAAATATCAATACTTATGGTGCTATTGGATTTACTCAAGGTGGTAATGCTACAAATACAAATCAAGCTCCTGCAAATATGGAATATGGAAGTTCAGGGCAAGTTCTTACATCATATGGAAATGCTGCACCTCCACAATGGGTAACTCCCTCTAGTGGTGGATATTCAGCTAACTTTACAGGATATGCTAATGCTTTTAGTGTTGGTACATCTAGTACAGGAAGTCAAGGTGAGCTTAGAGCAACAGGAAATATTATTGCATATTATTCAGATGAAAGGCTCAAAGATTTTCATGGTAAGATAGAAAATGCTGTAGATAAAGTAAAACAACTTAATGGATATTACTTTTCTGAAAATGATAAAGCAAAAGAATATGGATATGAAAATCAAGATAAGAAACAGATAGGTGTATCAGCACAAGAGGTAGAAAAAGTATTGCCTGAAATTGTAAGTCAAGCACCTTTTGATATAGCTGAAGATGGAACAAGTAAGTCAGGTGAAGATTATAAAACAGTTGATTATGAAAAGCTTGTACCACTTTTAATTGAAGCTATAAAAGAACAGCAGATACAAATTGATTGTTTAAAGGAGCAACTTAATGGCAATAACTAGTAGTGGTCAAGTTAGTTTTGCAGATATAAATACAGAGTTAGGTAGAGCTTCTGATTCACATTGTGGATTAGGAGAACAAGATGTAGGTGCTTTATTAGGTAGTCGAGGTGTAAAAAACTATTGGAATAGCAATTCACATTTATTAACAGGTTATTCTCAATATCAACCACAATATGAAAAAGATAAACAATATACATCTAGCTCACACCCTCAATGGTTAATAGATAACGAAAATGATGAAACAGGATTTGGTGTAACTAGAGTATATCCATTAGGTCAACAAGTTGCTGCAAGTTATTTGTATGATAACTATCGACCTTATTCTAGAGTATGGGCATATCCTAATAATTTTTATTCTCCAACTTCAAAAGCATTAAAACCTCTTTTTGTATTTGATGCTGCTACAGAGGGAGCATATAGACAGGGTAATCATCCTCAACTCAATACGTTAAATACGAGTCAATACCCGTGGACAGAAAGTAATACATTATTAGCTTCTATGTACAAAAAAGCAGGAGCAGATGAATCGAGCATGTCTAATGCAGATCATAGTGCAAGTAGTGATTATTGGAAGCCAGCTCCAAATTATGCAAATACACATAATACTTCATATTCATCTGGCACATATAATAGTTATGATAATAGAAATGCAGGTCGAGGTCAATGGATAACAGGCAATACAAGTAATCCATACCCAAGAACTCAATTAAAATCTTATACTAGACCACGAACTACATTTCCCGGTACAACATACTGCATGAGATTGCGAGGACTACCTTATTTTCAACCTTATTGGAAAAGATTCTATCCTCAACTGAGTACATATTCGTCAGGAGGTTCATATTTTCAAACTGTTTATAATAATGCGTTTGGTAACAATCAATATCCTCAAGATTGTAATGGAAATGGAGATCCCTCTCAAGAAATATGTAATACAGGTGGTTGGACAGTAGCTATGGCATTTAGATTGCTTTCAACTAGAGGCACAACTGATACATGGACAAGACCTTTTATAATATGGGGAAGTGGGATAAGTGAGTACGCAAATATAGGTTGGTACGTGTATAATCCTAATGGTTACAATGTATGGTACTGTGGTTCAATGTATTATAATCAATCTCAATATTCTAATCAATATGGTTATAGTACCTGGCCATCAGGAGCAAGTGGATATGGCAGTATTCAAGATATATGGTGGATTAGGGTTTTTTCTTTTAGTGGTTCTTATCAAAGAGCAACTAGTTCTTCTTCAGGAGGAGGATCAGTTACAGGTAACGTGACTGAAATAATTAAAACTAGTGCAACAGGCTCTTTTACGAACTTATCTAACTATGTTAATATAAGAAGTCAAAGTTATAATGGCACATCACAGAATGCTAAAATTTCTGGTGGTTCTTATAATAATAGTAACTATAGATGGAGTCCACAATGGGGCCCGTCATATTGGAATACTTGGTCAGGCATAAGCAATGAGTGCTACGACTTGATGCATTTAAGTATGTATACTCATCCCATGTCTTCTGCTAGAAGATATGAACTATGTCAAAACTTAGCAGCAGAGTATATTGGAGGGTATTAATGGCTCAACAAGATGAAACAGATATACCAAATCACAGCCAAATGCATGGTATAATGTGTCATAATTGTGGCTGTTCTTCTCATTGTGGTCTACAATGTTACAATCCTAATTGTACATGTTCATCTTGTGACTGCGAAAAATGTAGGAAATAATAAATGTCATTTGGTGCAGTAACATTTAGCCAAGATTCTTTTTCAGGACCGGGTAGCACTAGTGTAACTGTTTCTGGATTTGCAAGTTTAGTTACTAATACTAATGTAGGAAACATTGCAATAGTAGGTACTGCAACTGTTGGTATAGCAGCTTTTACAGGCAACAATGAAACTAGGACAGTAGGGGCAGTAGGTTCACCTCTTATTATTGGTACAGCAATTGTAACATTAGGTTCTGCATCAGGCACAACATCAGTCGGAACAGTTTTACCTGTAACATCAGCTATAGTTTCAACAACAGGATTGTCTGCAACAACAGCAATTGGTACATTAGGTTTTTCTACAACAGGTAGTGTTACCTTAATAGGTGTACAAGGAATAACAGCTATTGGTAATTTGAGTGTCGTATCTAACGCTTTAGTATCTGCATCAAATTTTCAGACAACAACAGCAGTTGGTTCATTCACAATAACAACTACTGCAAATGTTACACCCTCTTCTATAGTAGGAACATTTACAGTTAATCCACCTAGTGTGACAACTATAACAAACATGGTATTAGGTGGACATGAACAAGCTGTTCAAGCCAATTTATCTTTAGGTACAACATCTGTTACTACAGACAGTCAAGTAGAACCAGATAGTGTTACTTTAACAGGATCAATTGGAAACTTAACACTTATTGGTACTGCAAATGTTAGTATTGCAGCTTTTACAGGTAATAATGAAACAAGAGCTTTATCTACAGTAAATGCTCCGTCAGTAGAATCTGATGCTAATGTTGATTTTACAAGTATAAGTTTTGTAGCAACTACACAATTTGGTGGAGCATTAGCAGTTGTTAGTGCAGATGCAAATGTAACTCTAGCAGAAAATGTTCAACAATCCAATTATGATACTGCAATTTATGACAGCAATTTCTTTAGTTCAAGTGGACTTGTTGTTGTTAGCAATATAGGCACATTATCTATTGTAGGAACTGCTACTTTTACTTTAACATCTGTACAAGGAACTATAACACTAAATGCACCTACAGTTATAGGAAATGCAATAGTAGAGCCTACAGGATTTCAAGTTAATGGTTCAGTAGGTACATTAAGTTTTGTAGGTGATGCTAATTTAACACTAGCTTCTGTATCTACTACTGCTACTTTAGGTACTGTTTCAGTTGTAGCTAACGCAGTTGTAGAGATTGCATCTGTAGTATTGTCTAGTTTCTTTTCAACAAATTATATTTATACTGCTGTAAGTGCAGAAGATTATAATAAAGACAGAACTGTGTATGTAGATTTTAGAGACAACTTTATTAACAATGTAGTTATTATTGAGGAAGAAGATAGAACTATTTATATACCTGAAAAACAACACAATGTTAGATCAAAAACATTATTAGCAGCATAAGGAGATACCATGTCATATAAATGGCCGCCAAAAGATCCAGATGAAAAACTAGACTACAGTATAGATTGGTCTAGATTTTTAGGTGATCAAACAATATCAACAAATCCTCGTATTGCATGGTTTATAAATGATGCAGATGGAGTGAAAACTGCAGCTACATTTGGGCAAGATGTTACTGTAGATGGATTACTTTCTAAAGGGGTATTACAGACTCAAACAGATACAGTTGCTACTATTAGATTAGAGGGTGGAACATTAAACAAAACATATAAGATAACTTGTCAAATGACATCTGCACCTAACGGACTTGTATCTGAAAGAACTGTAACATTAAGAATTAAGGAAAACTAATATGGCTTATAACTTTTTAGAATTAGTCAATGAAATTAACAGAAGATTGAATGAAGTTGAATTGAACACAACAACATTTCCTACAGCTATAGGCTTCTATCAGACAGCAAAAGATGCAGTTAATTCTTCAATTAGACATATAAATCATGAAGAGTTTAGCTGGCCGTGGAATCACAGAGAAGAGGAAGAAGTTCTATCTGCAGGCATTGTTAGATATTCGTATCCTGAAGATGCTAAGTTAATTCACATGGATAGTTTTAGAATTAAAAGAAATGAAAGAATTACATCTACTGCAAGAGTAAATGGTGCTACATCAAACACAACTACATTAGTAGTGGATACAAATGTAGGAACAATTACAGCAGGCATGACAGTTACAGGAGAGGGCATTGTCGGTACAGTTACTGTTTCTAGTCTATCAGATCAGAATAATTTAGTGCTATCAACACAACAAACATTGAGTGATGATGTTGCATTGACTTTTACTAAAGGACTAGGTGTTGAAACTAAAAAATTAAAAGCAATGGATTATCAAGAGTATTTAGATAATTATGTAGATCACGAATATAATACGAACAATAGTATTAGAACTGTGCCTAGAAACATAATACGAACACCAAGTCAAGAATTTATATTTTATCCATGCCCTGATAAAGCGTATGAAGTAGTTTATGAATACTATCAGAATCCTGTATCGTTATCTTTGCATTCAGATGTGCCTAGTGTTCCAAAAGAATTTCAACATGTAATTGTAGATGGGGCAATGTTTTATGCTTATCAATTTAGAGGAGATACACAATCAGCCCAGATATCTCAACAGAAGTTTGAGCAAGGCATAAAATATATGAGAAGTTTATATATTAATAGATATGACTATTTAAGATCATCAATGATTGTTCAGACTAGTGGAGTAAATAACGTATTGAGGGTGTCATAAATGGCTACAGATTGGAAGACATTTCCACTAGAATTTAAAGGTGGTTTAATATCAAATCTAAGTCCTTTGCAACAAGGTACAAATGCGATAGGTAGTGCAACTATTCTTGAAAACTTTGAGCCATCTTTGTCAGGTGGTTATAAAAAGATAAAAGGATTTGCAAAATTTAACTCAAGTGCAGTACCTATTGAAGATACTAGTGGTAATGTAATAGGCAGTCCAAATGATCAACAGAAGTTAATACAGATGGTTGCTTGTGTTAGTAATGGATATACTGCGTTAGTAGCTAGAAACGATAAATTTTATGCTGTTACAAGCACCTCAATTACTGAAACACATCTTGATAATGCCACGTATAGAAATCAAAGAACTGCTTTAAATGGTGCAAAGATTAGATTTGCAAATTATAATTTTGGTGCAGGCGAAAAGACTTTAATTGTAGATGGTGTTAATTCAATAGCATATTATGATGGATCGCAATCAGGTACAAATAGAGTTTCTTTTTCTGATGAAACATCTGCTCAAATTGCACCAACTGTAGGAGCTAAATTTGCAGTAGAGTTTAAAAACCATCTCGTATTAGGCAAGGGTAGCTCTCTTATTATAAGTGCATTGTCTTTAGATAATGATTTTAGACCAGCTAATGGTGGTGCAGAAATAAAAGTAAAAGACACCATAACAGGTTTAATTGTATTTAGAGAACAACTAATTGTTTTTACTAAAAATAGTATTCAAAGAATGACAGGCTCTGCTACATCAGGAACAGATGGATTTAAGATAGCTCCAATTACAAATGACATAGGATGTATTAGAGAGGATACTATTCAAGAGGTTGGTGGTGACGTTTTGTTTTTTGCCCCTGATGGTATCAGATCACTTGCAGCTACTGAAAAGATTGGTGATTTTGGATTGGACGTTGCATCTAAGCCAATTAAAAAAGACGTAGACTCTTTAACAGGAACATCATTTGATTCTTTTGTTATTAGAGAAAAAGCACAGTACAGACTATTAGCTTTTAATCAGAGTTTTACAACAGACGATTCAGAAGCACTATTAGCTACAAAGTTTGTAGATCAAGGTGGTACAGGTTTAAATTGGGCAACTTTACGAGGATTTAAATCATATGCTTCAGATTCAAGATATTATGGGGCAGTTGGTGCAGTACAAGAATTGGTCGTGTTTGCACATGATGATGGTTTTATTTATCAAGGTGAAATAGGAAATGGATTTGATGGATCTAATATTAGAGGTATTTATGAATCACCTTACATGCCAATACAAGATCCTACAATACGTAAGACATTCTATAAGATGGGTCTGTATTTAGATCCCGAAGGTGCGATTACTGCTACTGTAAACATAAAATATGATTTAGGAGAAGCTACTGTAATTCAGCCAAATGCTATCAGTATAACAACAACAGGACAAGGATTGGCATTTTATAATGCTACACAGTCAACATACGATACAAGTAGATATAGTGCAGAATTTGAGAAGCTATATAATAATAATATAATTGGTTCTGGTAAAACAGTAGCCATTAGAATTGAAGAAGAGTCAACTAATCCACCATTTAGATTAGATACCGCTGTATTAGAGTACAGCACAGACACTAGACAATAGCCATACAGGAAAGGAAACAGAATGGGAAATACATATCAAACAAGGGGAGTCATAGGTAATGTAGGCTTGCCCGTATCTGGTGGAATCATTAGAGAGGAGCATCTGAATAATGAATTTACCAACATTATTGGAGCATTTAATGCTAGTACAGGACATACCCATAATGGTACAGATAGTCCTAGAGTTACAACACTAGGTGCAAATAGTGAGCTAGGAACGACAACTACAGCTATTACACCGGGTTCATCTACAATTGATGTAGGTACAACAGGAAATAAATTTAGAGATGCGTTCTATAGTGGCACAGTAGATGCTGCCATTGTAAAAACAGCTAAATTGATTGATACAAATGGTAGAGATAGCATTATCCTTTCTGCTACATCTACTGCTGTAAATCAATTTACTGCAGCTAATTCTGCTACAGGAAATGATATTACTCTTTCTGCTACAGGATCTGATACTAATGTTAGTATGGTGCTTACACCTAAAGGTAGTGGTTTAGTTAAATTAGCTAAAGATGATCTAGCTATAGGTGGCACAGCAGTCACAACTACAGCAGCTGAATTAAATGTACTAGATGGAGATGTAACTAGTATAGGTACAACAGCAGTTGCAGGTGGTGATGGTATTATTACTAATGATAATGGCACAATGAGATCTACATCTGTAGATACATTTGATACCTATTTATCACAGACAACTAAAACACTTACAAATAAAACATTAACAGCACCTGTTATTTCAACCATTAGTAATACAGGAACATTAACTCTTCCAACATCTACAGACACTTTAGTTGGTAGAGCAACAACTGATACACTTACAAATAAAACATTAACAGCCCCTGTATTTAGTGGCATATCAACTACTGCATCAGGTAATTTACAAGTTAGAGCTGCAACTAATATATTAGAAGTACAGGGCAATGCAGGTGTGGGTGGTCAAAGTATTGTAGGACAGATTCAACTTAATTGCCACGATAATAGTCATGGTCAAATAATTAAGGCACAACCTCATGGTACAGGAACTACTAATACTATGACACTACCTCAAGGAGCTAATAGTACATTAGTTTCTAGAGTATCTACTGATACGCTAACAAATAAAACTATAGATGCAGATAACAATACTGTATCAAACATAGAAGTAGATAACTTTAAAGCAAGTGCTATAGTTACAGAATCTGAGGGTATCGGAAGTAACGATAATGATACAACTTTACCAACAAGTGCAGCTGTTAAAGATTATGTAGATACAACAGTTAGTACTATTCAGGGAGACATTGAGGGAGTAACTGCAGGCACAGGACTTTCAGGTGGTGGCACTACAGGTACTGTTACCTTAAATATAGATACATCAGTTACAGCAGATTTATCAACTGCACAAACACTTACTAATAAACATTTAGGTGTGACGAGTGAAGAGTATATAAGTTTAGGTAACATGGGATCAAGTCAAGCTTTAAACTTAGATGCTGATGTTGTATTTGTAGGAACATTAAATTCAACTACTTGTAGTATTACCTTTACTGAAACTTTTGATAACACTAAAGCATATGGTTTTACATTAATGCTTTTACAGGATGGTACAGGTAATAGAGCAGCAACCTGGCCATCATCTATAAGGTGGGCAGATGGAGGACAAGCACCAGCTCTATCATCTACAGCATCAAGATATGATGTTTTTACATTTATAACATATGATGCAGGTGCTAATTATCATGGGTTTCATGCAGCAACTAACCAATATTAAGGATAAAATATGAGTCGTTTAACAAGAGCTATTACAGGAAAACAATCAGCAATTGAGCCTACAGAATATATAGAAGATTATTTTTATTCTGGTTCATATACAGGATCAGGAGGAACAGATACAATTGTTTTTAACAATTACAATGGAAGTAATGTTGATTTAAGTACATATGATGGTTTGATGTGGATTAAAGGAAGTAGGCATTACCTAATTGATACTTTAAATAAAGGTGGTACAGGAGTTGGAAATTATTTAGATACAAGTTCAGCTGCTAGATTATCATCACCAGGATCAAATCAGGGGGTTAGCTTTCTCAATGTTGGAGCAGGTGGTGGTGGAGGTGCTGCAAATATCGGGCCGTTTAGTGAAATTAATACAAATGGTGTTCATTATGATTTTTGGGTGTTTAGAGTTAAACCTAGATTTTTTGATATAGTTAATTATACAGGCTCAAGTTCACCTCAAAGTATAGCACATAATCTACAATGTGAACCTGGAATGATATTAATAAAAAACAAATCCAATCCTAGCAATTATAATTTTTCTTGGGCTTGTTATCACAGATCAATGGGGCATACAAAATGGCATAAATATGAACAATTAACTTCTGCATTTATAAGTGCTGATGATGGAAGTGGTGGTTCTATATGGAATAATACTGCACCAACAAGTACTCACTTTACTGTTGGAGTTCATGGAGGTGGAGAGGGAAGTGCTAATACTCATTCAGCAGATTCAAGTAATGCATCTAGTTATGAATACGTAGCCTATTTATTTGCCCATGATGAAAGTGCTAATAGCTTTATTCAGACAGGAAGCTATGAGGGAGTTAACGCAGGGGGCAATGGTTCTGGTAATAGAGGAACTCATATATCAGTAGGATGGCAACCAAGTTTTGTTATGGTTAAAAATGCTGATGGTACAGGTGCATGGAGTACTAACAATGATGCAAGATGGTTCGTAATGAGTGATCAAAAACCATCAGGAAGCTACGGATTCAACATACCATATCTTACTCATACTACTCAGGGAGTATTGTCAGGCACAAATGGTTATGGAAGTACCGGTAAGTATATACCTATGAATGATATAGGAACTTCTGCAACAGATAGGGTTACGTTTCATCAAATGCCTGATGGTTTTAAATTAGTTGATGATGCTAGTGTTATCTCCGATACTAATCAAACACATAGAAGTTTTAACAATGATGGAGATACTTATGTATATACAGCGATAAGAACGAATCCTATGAAACCAGCAAGATCACATACAGATGTCTATGTAGGAGCTAATGGAAATCAAAGTGCGTATAATCCACGATTAGTTGCAGGCTTTCCCCCTGATATAGCAATGGTTACTACACCTAATTCTAATACTAGAACTATGGAAATTGCAAGAAGAATTTGTCCAGACGCATACTATCCTAGATGGCATCAGCAAGTGAGAATGGAAAAAAGTTATAATCACGATTTTTTTAAAGAGGGGTTTTATTCAAGTACACTATTAAACAGTCCACGTACAGATGGTGACATGATTAGAGAATTTCCTAAATTTGCACATTCAGGTTACTATTATGGTAATGGGGGAACTAAGCATGTAAAGCACAACTTAGGTGTAGAACCTGAAATGATTTGGGTAAATTCCTATTCTCAGTCAGGGTATACAGGACTTGTAATTTATTGTAAAGCAGCAGGACCAGGAGATCCCGCAGGAAGATTCTCTGCTATGACAGCAGAACATAGATATACTTATGGTTGGAGTGATAATAGGTGGAGTGATTATTATCAGGCTTGGGCAGATTTATATCCTAATAAAAATACTTTTTCTGTAGGGCAAGATACAGGAATGGGTGGTGGTGGCATAAATGCTGATGGTAAAGTTTTTATGTATACTGTGTTCGCATCATATCCTAACATATGTAAAATAGGAAATTATTCAGGATCAGCTAATGATATAACTGTTGATTGTGGATTCTCTTCTTCAGCTAGATTTATTTTAATAAGAAACTATGACAATTCTGGAACGGGAGGAGCAAATAGGGGTACATGGATGCTATTTACATCTAATAGAGGTATAACAACAAGTGTAGATGCTTATGATGAATTGTCCTCTCCAGGAAGTTGGCAGAGTGTTACAGGTAACGTAATATCTCCTCATTCTAGTGGATTTATAGTCAAGGGCAATGATGGCACAGTAAGAACTGCTGAGGAGGGTAGCACCCATAACAGATCTAATGACATGAATGATGGTCAAACAACTTCTAGATATATGTATATGGCTTTGAGATAGGAGAAACAAATGGCAGAATATAGAAAAAAAGATACAGGTGAGATACATACAGAAACTGAAATTAAGGAAAATAATAAAAATATGTCCTTTCCTTTAGGTTCAGGTATAAATGCAGATCTAATTGATCATTTAGGATATGAATTAATTTATCCCTCAGGAAGTCCTACTCCATCAAGCAATACAAAAATTATTGTTCAAGATGGTGTGGAGAAAATAGATGATAAATGGTTTACAAAATGGTCAGAAATAGACAGACATAAAACCTACACAGATGAAGATGGTAAAACTGTAACAAAAGCATCACAAGATGCTGAGTGGCAAGACAGGTTAGATCGTGACATGATGGATAGTTTGAGAGGACAAAGAGAGCCATTACTAGCTGAAGCTGATTGGCAGATACATAAGATTGAAGATGCAGATGGAGATTCTAGTGCATGGAGAACTTATAGACAACAGCTACGTGATATAACAAAAGCATCTGACATATATAATGTAACCTGGCCAACTAAACCATCTTAATGTTTGATCCAATTACAATTGGTGCTTGCCTGACCACAGCAAGTACGGCATTTTCCGGTCTCAAACGTGCTTTTCAAGCAGGTCGTGATATTGAATCTATGACAGGAGATTTATCAAGATGGATGAGTGCTGTGTCTGATATAGAACAAAAAGAGAAACAAGCTAAGAATCCACCTATCTTTCGTAAGGTATTTGGATCAGTAGAACAAGAAGCATTAGAAGCCTTTGCCGCTAAGAAGAAACTAGAAGAGCAAAGATATGAGCTTAAAACTTTCATTCAATTCTCACATGGTCATAAAGCTTGGGAAGAATTGATTGCAATGGAGGGCAAGATTAGAAAAGCTAGACAAGAACAGCTATATCGTCAGCAAGAGATAAAAGAACGTATTATAGAGGGCATTTTTATATTTTTATTATTATGTACAATTGTCGGTTTTGGTTGGCTCGTATGGTATTTAAAATCAATACAGGAGTAGAATATGGAAATTAGTATGTGGATGTTTTGGAACATCATTTTAACTTTAGTTATAGCTCCTGCTGTATGGGCATTTAGAGGACTCATACAGGAAGTAAAACGTATAGACATACTTTTAAATAAAACAAGAGAAGAATACGTAACACGTAAAGAAATGCGTGATGATCTTAGTCAAGTGATGGATGCATTACACAGATTAGAAGATAAATTAGATAAAGTATTAAGTAAGGATTAATCAACATGGCAGATTTTGCAGGATTTACAAATGATCAAATGTTCAAGTTAGCACAGATGAAAGGCTACACGGGCAATAACAATATCGAAGAAGTAAATAATTTTATCATGGGTAACGATAAAGCTAAAAGTTATGTCATGGAAATGTTTAATGAAGCTACAACACTTGTAGGAAGACAAAGACGAGGGTTTGCACCAGGTGGTATGCCACTATCTGAAATGAACAAATATATTAGTGGTTCATCAGGGGATTATAAAGATTTATCTACATTTGATAATTACGATTTTAGTGGCGCACCATTTACAAAAGAAGAGTGGATGGCACAAGCTAAAGCAGAGGGAGCAGGTTCTAATACACAACAAGCTACAGACATGAATAAAAAGTTTGGCTCAACAGTTCCTGGTGCTACTACATTTACTCCTGATCCTGTAACTACTAATACTACTACTAATACTGATACTAACACAACAGCTACTAACACTACTGACACTACAGGAACAACTATTGAAACACCTCAAAACTTTGCTAAGTTAGCAACATCTACTCCTGTAAATCAGATAACTGTAAAACCAGGAGATAAAACTTTAGTAAGTGAGGGAACAGGGCAAATATCTGGTACTCCTGATTCTATAGATATAGGAGATATTTCTGATACAAAAACTGTTGATACAACTGCAGGACAGATAGATGCAGCTCAAATGAAAGATGAAGATATATCTAAAGTAGCAGATGATATAGATGAGAATCTAAAAGATGTAAAAGCAGTAAAAGGAACAGTATCAGATGAAGCTCAAGTAAAAGCTGAGACAATGAATCCTGAAGATTTAGCTGCATTAGATCTGAAAGCTGCACAGATAGATGAAGCAACTACAGTTAAAGCTCCTGATAAAAGAACTGTTCAAGATGACGAACTTGTGCAGTCAGCATATGATAAAGAAAAAGCTGATGATGTCATAAAGAAAACAGAAGCAGCTTTTGTGACAGCAGATCCTAGTACAAAGGCAATGGTAAAAGGGCAGTTAGATGAGTTAATGTCTGACTTTGAACCAGGTCGTACTCCCCCGTGGGCAGCAGGAGCTATGAGAACAGCATTAGCGGCTATGAATGCTAGAGGATTAAATGCATCATCTCTTGCAGGTCAGGCTATTGTACAGGCGGCTATGGAATCAGCATTACCTATTGCGAAAGCAGATGCTAAGACTGTTGCAGACTTTGAATTACAAAATCTAAATAACAGACAGCAAGCTACTATACTAGCAGCAAAACAGAGAGCAGAGTTTTTAGGTATAGAATTTGATCAAGAGTTTAGAGCTAGAGTAAAGAATGCATCTACTATATCTGATATAGCTAAACAAAATTATGATGCAGACGTTCAGATAGCTTTAGAGAACGCAAGAATGGCTCAAAGTGTAGATATAGCAAACTTAAATGCAGAAAATGCAAAAATCATATCAGATGCAGCAGCTCTTACTAAGTTAGATATACAAAATTTAACAAACAAACAGCAAGCACAAATTGCAAACGCTGAAGCTTTCTTAGAAATGGATATACAAAACTTAAAGAATGAACAGCAAGTAAGTATTTTAAAAAGTCAAGCTAAGATAGATGCTCTATTTAATGATCAGGCGGCTGAAAATGCAGCTAAACAATTAAATATTACTGAGAAAAATAAAGTTGATGTTGCAATGGCAAACTTACAAGCATCACAAGAGAGATTCAATGCTGAACAACAGAATGTTATGGCTCAAGTTCAGTTCAAAGAAGATGCAGCACTAACAAAATTCTTTGCATCGTTAAAAGAGAACCGGGCACAATTCAATGCAACTAATGCTTTAGCTGTATCGACTGCGAATGCAGCTTGGTATCAGTCTGTAACTAATTTTAATAATGGAGCTTTGAACCAAGCTAACATGAACGATGCTAATAACTCTACAGCTTTGACTAAAATGCAACTAGAGCAAGATTACCAAGCAGCTAGAGATCTAATGAATTGGGCATTCACAGCAGACCAAAATGAACTACAAAGAGCTGCTTCTATATTTATAGCACAGCTAGATGCAGATGCAAAACAAGCAGAAGCTAATGGTGGTTTCTTTCAAACAATGATTAATGCAATAGCAAATATAGGATAAATCAATGAGAAAAATAAAAAGTTTAAAGGATACAATTCCTTATGCAAAATTATACAATCAATTAAAACAATTTCATCAAGATAAGAGAGGATTCTCTAAAGGTGGATTTGTTATGGGAGGGTTAAGCATGGATGATGGTACACCTGTAAATGGCTTTTCTCCACAATTTTATCAATCAGAGTTAGCACAAATGGTGGCAGATGACGCTAATAGTTTATTACAGAATCAATTAGATAAAGCTAAATTAAGTTTAAAGACTCCTTATGATGTCAAAGAGAACGCTACTTCAATGGATGCATTAGGAGAGTTATTCGGTGTCTTCAATGAAGAAGCAGATAAAAAATTAGAAGATGTGCCTACAGTGAGTCTAAGTCCTGTAAAGGGAACTACATATTTTCCTGATAATGAATCATTTGTAAATATGGATAGTAGTGATCTAAGATTACCTCTAGCAACAAAAGCTATGTACGCAGAGGGGCTAGGACAATACGATACATTATTAGCTGATCAAGGTAAAAGTAAGGATAGTCCATTTAAAAACGTAAAAGTAAATACAATGAAAATTAAAGACGTAGCTGAGTTTGCCAAAAAGAATGGAAAATATCATAAATACAATTTAAAGAAATATAAACTAGATAGTACAGCAGTTGGGTTTTATCAGATACTAGGTGGTACAATTAATGATATATTAGATAGAGGAGGTAAAGAATTAGGTATAACAGGAGATACTATATTTGATAAAAAAACACAAGATAAAATGTATGTATGGTACATGAGTGATACTATCTCTAGAAAAAAGACTTTAAATGGCATGATGCAAAATGTAATGAGAAGATGGGCATCATTTAGAGATGAAAGTAAAACTAAAAAGGATAGTCAAGGAAAGAAAATCTACACTCCAAAAAATGCTAATCAGTTAAAAGGAGTTATCTATGAACACTTAAACAAATATCATCCTGATCATCCTATGATAAATAGTTTAGGAGCAAAGAGGGCGATATAATGGCAGAATTTTTTGACAGACCAACACCAGGTGAATCCTTAGTTGTAGAACCTAAAAGTAGACCTTACGAGAGACCTGCTGAAATGAGCAGATTAGGTGAGGTTATAGACTTTTACATAAGTAGAATATCACAAGATGAAGTTGTTGATAACACAATTGAAATGTTAGATATGGGTGTTCCTGTAGAAATAATTGTTGAGTCTATGACAACATATTTTGTAATGCAAGGTAAACATAGCATGGACAATAAGATGTTAATAAGTCCTGTGTTACATGAATATATAAGAATGTTAGGTAAACAAGCAGGTGTTCAAGTTGTAGATGGATTAAATCCTGATGGAGAACAACAAGAGAGTACAAGTCACCTAGCTGAAAAGATTCGTAGAGAAATACAACAAGTTGCAGAAACAGAAGAAGATGATGAGGGTGTTGATTTTATGAGAAGTACTGCTTCTATGTTAGATGATGAAGAACCTATGATGGATCTAGAACAAGCAGAACCACCGATGGAAGAGATGCCAATAGAAGAAGAACCAACACCACAAGAGATGCCTACACCAGAACAAATGCCAAACCCTGAAATGGGTCTTATGTCTAGGAGATAAATATGTTACCAGAAGATACACCAAATCCACCCGAAGGTTATGAGTGGGAAGATAATTTCTTAACTAAGAAGAAAAAGTCGTTCATGCAAAAGGGAACTGATAGTCTAAGAAACATGACTAAGAATATGAAAACAGGAGATTGGATCTTCTTGTTAGGTACATTAGGTTTAGCAGCAGCCAATCCAAAAGGAAGAGGTGGACAAGCTAAAGTTATACAGCATAATCTAGATAAGTCTAGAGAGCTAGGTTTAGCTACAGCAAAGTCTGCACTTAGTAGAGTTAGAAATTATGTAATACCAAAACTACAAAAGAATGAGACTGACGTTATAGCTATGCGAGAGTTTATAACTAAAGATCTCAAAGGTGTTGATCCTAGAATTATTCAGAACATCATAAAAGCGGGTCCTGTTGCCTTTGAAAGATTCAGAAAAGAAATTGAAGATCTACAACAGTATCATATAGATAATGGTGCTACGTTAAAACCACACACTATCAATAATCTGTTTAATGATGTAGCTAATTTAGAATCAGCAGATGGTGTTGATCTCAACAAATTACTAGATCAAAAGTACAGAGGTCATATGGAGCTTCTCAATAGTAGTAAGTCACCTAGTGAATATGATGCAGGTGTATTTGGTGCTATGTATGGTGATCCTAACTCAGCACTTAAAGAGTCAGCTAAATACTTAAAGATGGCAGGCAACATACCTGTAGGTAACAGATCTTTTGATTACAGTCAACTTGATACACTTGATCCATCACAGATAGGATTTGATATGGCTAGTGCAGATACTATGGCAGACTATGATATAACAAAAGGTATGAGTGATCCAACTAACTCAAAAATTGAAGAGAAAGTTGGTAAGAAGATACTATTGTTATTAAATGCTATAGGGTCTAGTGAAACAGCACAAGCTAGTTTTAGTGATATATTTAGACAAAATATGTTTCCTAATGATTGGGATGGTAATCCAGATAAGCTTGATTTTGATATTCCAAATGATACAGATGGAACAATTAAAGGTCGAATGAACACAATAGCTCAAGCAGGCAAAAACGTATTTTCACTTTTATGGTTGCAATCAGATAATAAACAAAAATTACAACAAGATTTTGCAAATATGATGGATACTTATGCACAAACTTCATCTGATAATAAGTTAATTTTTAGAGCTACAGACTTTTTAAATATAGCAAATATTAATAAAGATACTGTGTTTAACAACAGAGCAGCATTGAAAATATTTGTAAATGTCATGGACGAAACAGCAGAATTACTTCCGGGAACGCAGTTACAGTACAAAGATGCAAATGGAATTGTACAAACAGTGCTGATAGAAGATGTTATTAGAGGAACATTTTAATGAGTGGTTTAATTTTAAATGATGATGATTTTTATGGCATTACACCAGGATATAATTTACCATCTATAGATGAAGTTAAGGATGATATAACACCAGATAAGATAAATATAGTTCCTGTACCTAAACAGGATTTTACAGACTATGGTGATCAAATGTCTTCCTCTCTTGAGCCTTTTATGACAACTGTAGATCCTCAGTTTATCAAGAAGACTGAAAAGATAACTGAAGATGAAATGATAAATGATCCTAGTATTAATACTGCATTAAGAAATTATCTTGCTGTGTCAGGAGCAGGAACATTAGCAGATAACTTTACTAATGAAGAAGTATGGAATCGTTTTCAAACTAGAATGCGAAATGTAGATAGTAGTGATGTAGGCATATTAAATGAGGGTTTAGCTGTAGGTAGGGCAAAACAGGAAGAGTATCCAATCTATAAAAATGCATATGATATCTATGATAAATATCCAGGCATTTTCAGTAGGTGGAAAGAGGAGGGATTTAGTGGCACATGGGATGCTATATCAGGTTTATCAGAACACTTAGCAAACACAGCTAATCCATTTGAGAGTCCAACAAACTTTGTACCAGGAATTGTTTTACCTAAATTGTTAGGAAAATGGGCAGTTAAAAAACAAATAAAAGATGCAGCATTTGGAACAGCATTAGAACAAGGTGTAAAGCAATATACTAAAGGTCAAATATTAAAAAATATAGGTGCTGTAACAATAGCTGATATGGCACTAGCTTATGGCTTAGATAAGTACTACCAAGAAACAATGATAAAGGTGGGCAAGCAAGATGAATATAATCAGATGCAAGGCTTCTTATCTTTGTTTGAGGGCATGATTGGTGGAGGAATAGAGTTAGCTCTATCAGGACAGCCTTTAACTAAAAACAAGTTTTTTAACTTTGAGGGATTTTTCACTAAAAAACCTAAGACAGATGAACAAAAAGAAGCAATTGTAAAGAAGATCGGATTGAAAGCTGATGCTCTCACTAAGTTTTGGGAAGAGTCTACAAAAAGAGGAGAAAAACTATTAGGAGAAGATGAAGTATTTGCTAGTAGAGATTTTATGGATTTCTTTTTATTTGGTAATGATGAATTAAAACAAAAAGGTATGATTCAACATATGGTTGAAGAATTAGATTTAAGGTATTTTGTTGATCTAAGAAATCAAAAAGGATCAGGTCAATTTATGGCAGCATTTACTAAGTTATTAAAAGAAACACTCTCTCCTCAACAGAAAGGTGCTTACACTAAAGCTATGAAAAGAGTTAAAGACAGATTAAATGAAGAGGGTACGTTAGAAAGTGAGATGCTATTTAACACTGTTGATTTCAATCAACCTGATGCTTTTGATAAGTTTATAGACTCTATGAATTATAAGATAAGTGATGCTGGTAAAACTTTACAAATAGGTAGTAGAATATCAAAGAGTATACTGACTGATTTAGAAGTTGAAAAAAACATATTAGCTGAGAAATTAGGAGAAGAAAAACTATTAAAGAATTTAAAAAAGAGACCTTTTAGTTATTTTCAACAAGGATGGAAAAGAGGATTGGTTTCTACATGGTCTACTACAGCTTTAAACTTAGGTGGTTGGACAGCCACTACAGGATTAAATGTAGCTACAGATACTGCACTCATGTTAAATAACATATGGGCAATGCCCTTAAATGTAATAGGTCAATCTTTAGATGCCTTATCAGGTAATAAAAGTTGGGCAACAGTCATTAGTAGTAAAGCTATGACCACAGCTAGAAACTCAAGAAAAAATTTAGGATTTAAATTAGCTACATTACTAGAACCAAATGCTACAAGAGAAGCTTTTGATAAAATGATGTTAATATCTCCTGAAAGTGCCAAGTCTTTGCAACAAGTTATTGTAGGTGGTGTAGATGTAAGAGATGTTAATGAATTAGCAAAGAAGTTTGGATACGCAGAAAAAATAGTAGATGGTGGAAAGACAAGTGTGCAAGGTGTACCTCCGTGGTGGATGAGTACTAATGAAGCCTATTTAAAATTTGTACAAAAAATGGGTGGAGTAACAGCTATTGATACTTTTACTAAATCACAATCTTATTTAGGTCATGTAGATAGATTACTAAGAGAAAAATATGATATGGGATTTAGAGAGTTTATGGCACAGGACGAAGCTACATTAAAAACAGCGTTAACGTCCACTGACTTCTTTAATATTCAAGCAGGTGCAACGGAAGCTACACTTAAAGATATATTTAGTAAATCATATCATACAGGGAAAGGCATAAAATATAAAGACATTAAAAGTGGTGAAATTGTAAAAGATGCTTTAGCTGATCCTTTCGGTTGGATGGCATCTAGATTAGAAGAAGTAGGTGATGTTCCTCTAATAGGTACACTAATGCCATTTGGAAAGTTTTTTAATAATAGCATAGCCTTTACATATAACTCACTTGGTGGTGGTAATATTAATATGATGGCTGAACTTTACAGAGCAGGCATGAGAGGTAAACCAATATCATCAGAAAAAGTTAGGGATTTCATTAAAGGTAATGTAACAGGTGGTGGACTACTTACTACAGGGTATGTAGCCAATCAAATGGTTAGTGATTTTACAGGCAAAGAATTAGATGATACAAGTTTTCTAGAAACTATGATGTCAGGTGCTTTAAAGTACACCTTAATAGGTGCATGTGCAGAAAGAGATATGGAGAAGCAACGACTAGGTATGTCATGGAATATGGAACTAATAGATGGTAGACCTAAAGATATTACATATCTGTTTCCTTATTCTCAATGTGCCATACTAGGTAGAGTAGTTAATGTTTTAAGACAGAAAAATGTTAATCCTATAACAGGAGGAGAATCAACTGTTTCTGATCTCTCACCTACCTTAGTAAAAGAATTAGGTGAACAATTAGCATTGTCTCAATTAACGAGAAACACTAGTTCTATATTTAACTTTGACACAATCCTACAGAAAGTTGTTAATGAAGATACAAAATCTTTTGTTGAAATAACTAGTAATGCAATCTTAGCTATGCCAACGAACTACATTTCAGGATACACTAGACCATTAGCAGATCCAATACAAAAGCTATCTACATATGCTTTAGGAGAGGATGATGAGAAACTTGTAGTTAAGGACAGAGATTCAGGAGACAAGATTCTGTACAATGCAACTAGGTATGTAACTAATTTAATGAGAATGCTAGGTGGTGACGGGCCGGTTGAGTATTATATGGAGCCGAAGTCATCAATGCTAAGAACAGATAAAGAGTACACATCAGGTGGATGGTACGACATACTAGGATTTAAAGGCATGGGTCAGCCAACAAACATGGAAAGACTATTAAACATAGCTGACATGAGAGCATGGAATCAAGAATATAGAAGTAAGTTCCCACAAGCTGATAAGTATGTGCGATCTGTAATAGCACCTTATCTAGAAAATGCCGCATATCATAAGTTAAAGGATAAAGAGTTTTTAGCTAAATCCCCTGAAGATAAGAGGATAGTAGTAAAGGCTATGTTAAATGATATAAAAGGTAGAATTATAGATGAAATAAGAGAGGGTTTAGTTTTACCTGAAGTAGAAATAAGAGGTGGAGAGGGGCAGTCTCCTAATATGGGAACAAGACAATATTTATTAAGACTGAAAACAATATCAGATATAGCACAGTACGATAGTAGAACTTTGATTGAAGCAATACAATCCTATAACAAAGCAGTTTCAGAGGGATCTAGGTTGCCTTTAAAAACTACTACAGAAGATATGCTATCTATGTCTGACTTTGAGTTAAGAGAAATATTAAAGTTTGCAAAGTTAGTCAAAAAAGAAAGGGAGCAGTAAATTAATACCACTCCCTCAGAGTTGACCACACAGCTACGATTGATTACGAAAGGTATTGCAATCAATCTACTTATAAATTAAAGCATTTTTTCTAATTTGTCAAGTGCTTTTTTCAATTCTTGTATAATTAATTTAATGTCTTCTTTGCAATCTTTTACTTTGTTATTAATGAACTGCTCTGCTTCCTTTTCTAGATTCATGTTTCTTCACCTTTTTTAACTGCTCAAAGTAAGCTTTGTTAAATCCTCTCTCCCACTCTTTATTTCTGTAAGTGCCTGTATTGTAAGGATTAACTAAATTACCTTTCCAAAATGCTTTGTAACCTTTATCAACTATGTTCATCTTTGAACTCCTTTAAGTATTTATATGCTCTCATTACTGTGGTTGGATCGTCACGTAACATACCTATAGCTGTATTACAACAATGACACAGCCAACCTCTAAATATATTTTTTTCGTGATCGTGATCCAAAACAAATGAACCCATACTTTTTGATCTATGTAAAGATATTTCTTCTAAACTTTTTTCACAAATTGGGCAAGTGTGGTCTTTACTTGGTGGGGGAGTACACTTTTTTAAGGTCTCTGTTACTTTCCTACTTTCTCCTCTACATTTTTTACATTCTGGTCTTCTCCACGTACTAGCTCCTGAAAACCATTCAAAGGACTCTTGTGGTAAATATTTATTGCATTTAATACAAGTCTTGCCATCTTCACCTACATCGGTAGGTAGCTCTTCAAAGAGATCAAATTGCATTTAAACACCAATATCAACAACTTCACATGAATCTCCACTACAAGCAAGTGTCTGACTAGAAGAGGTAGTATCCTCTTTCTCAAAGTCTTTTAACAAGCTCCAATCTATTCTAGATGGGGCTTTTTTTATTGCTTCTTCATATTCTTCTTTAGTACACTCAGTATATGGTGCTTGTTGATATACATGATCATCAAAAGGAAAGAAAGATACACCTGACATTTCATCAAAATGTTTGTAAACAAATGCTCCTACCTCTGCCCATTCGTGATCTCTAACATAAACCGAACAGCTAGGCTTATGCTCACACCAATATCTTTGATAAGTTAGCCACAATTCTAATTGAGCTATAGCAGACATATTAGATGCCGTTGTTGATGTGCGAGGTGACTTAAATGGAAAACTAAACACAGTATTTTCATTAGGTTTATTTACACAAGGCTCACTTTGAACACCTTGATCTTTCATAAACTGTGTAAGTGGATCGTGATTGCTACCTCTTACAGTTCTTATATAATACTCTGCATATCTAGGATGTATACCACTAGCTGAATCACACAACTGCGATACTGTTCCACTAGGCTTAACACAAGTAATAGCAGTAGATTGTGGTATTCCAAACTTCTCAGCATAAACTTTGTTTGTATCAATAGCTACTTGCTTTAGCTCTTGTAATATATGTTTCAAATCATAAGTAGAACTAGTTAAACCATTATCCATGATGCCTGTAAGACTAACACCAAGAAGTCTTTCTTCTTCTGTATTATCTTTCCATATTTTTCTAAGATATGGGAACTTAGTCAATGTCGCCTGTGCTGTGCCTAGAATCGTTGCTAGTCGCACCTTTCTCGCTAGGTCATCAGAGGTATCCTTATCACGAACTACCACCTCAGTGAGGTTACAGAACTGATATGGACGCAATATAATCTCAGAGCATGGATTACAACCAAAATCTATATCTGCTGTACGTCTTCCATTCTTCTCAGCTTGCTTTTGTGCGGCAATTCTATTGAATATACCTCGTTCACCTGACTTAGACTCGACAAGTGAAGTCCACTCTCGTAAGAATGTAGCACCATCAGGCTTGTCTGTATAAACAACACTATTGTTAGCCATGCTCATATGAGGTGCAGTCTTCCAAAACTCACCTGACTTAGCATGACGCATTCTTATATCAGATAAATTAGATAAGCTAATCATTGCTGACCTACGTACACCACCTGATACAACTACATCACCTACTTTACACATAAGACTATGACACTCATATGAATTAAGTTTACGTCCTTTAGCATTCTCAAATGTATTGATAGCGAATTGAAACAATTGAACTAGTGGACCGGGACCCGATGCAGTACCACCAAATGTTTTTAGTCTAGATCCTGCAGGACGTACTTTTGAAACATCATAAGTTGGTATCTCACCCGCATACAGAAGTGATATCAGTATACGTAAGGACTTTGCCCATCCCTCTTTGCTATCTTTTACTTTAATACATGTATCAGACTTGTACAACTTATCAGGAACTTCAGGTAACTTTTCTGTGTACTGTCTTTCAACACTAAAGCCAACACCTGTACCACATAATAATATGTACATAGCTTCATCGAATGATTTGGGATCATCAACAGGCAAGTAAGCACAGTTATATCCCGCAGTATTGTCACGATCAAGTGCAACACCCGCAGTCATCAATGCTCTCATAGATGGCATTACTTGTAAGCTATGTATTGCTTCCCACAGATACCCTTTAGTAGCATTGTCTATATTAATCTTACTACATAAGTAATCCATGTATCTTGATACTGTTTCTGTCCACGTTTCTCTTCTGTTTTCTTCAGCGATCCATCTTGCATAGCGAGAAACAGCTATGAAGTTTTGATAATCAGTTGGTAGTGCGTTTGTCATGTGTCACCTTTATGCTCTTTATTTCAATTCCATCAACATCAAAAATTAAATTTTCAATGATGCCTTGTACAGCATCCTCAATGCCATCGTCAATGGGAAGTATGTTTTCTTCCTCATCAATGTCAAGCACTAAGAATACTTTAACTTTCATCTACTTCCTCAATCATTTTTTGTAGATAAAATAATGCTTTTTGTAGATCTTCTTTTCCATTCTTATATCTGTATCTCCACAAATACTTTAATATATTTCCTTGTAAATAGTACTGATACCCCTCACCTGTTGCGGCTCGTATTGCATCTAAGCATTCTATACCATGCTGATTGTAAATTACAATCAGCAT